TTTGGAGGACGTGCCAAACCATCATCCCAAACCTTCCACGCTCCTTTCTTGTTGGCACTTTGACGGGCCAACTTGGCTGCTGTCTTGAGTACATACTCGCAATGCTCATGGGCAACAGTACCCCGGTCACAGGCAAGATCACGCTCCAATGAACTGCCAGGTCTCTTGGACCATCGTGCCAATGCATCTTTTTGGGATTGAGGGGCTGTGTGCTTCAGGATATGGGTGACAGAGTGATAAATCTGCCCTTCTTGATCTCTGTAAACCCTGAATGGACCAGAGTTATCTTGTTCCAGTTGCCATCGACGCAGTGACGCCAATATGTCTTGGGCGTCAAGCTGCTCCGTCATAACCCTCGTTCAATAGAGCCTCTGATTTTTCTTCCAGCCATTTACGCATCAATTGGTTGGCCTTTGGCTCAATTAAATGGGCGCTCGAAACCCAACCTCTTAGGTGGCCAACGACGACAGCGACAGAACCGTCCTCTAAAAACTCTGTGACTGTCTCGGGTAGTTCTGTTGTACCGGCCATTAAACATACTGCTCCAACACTAAAGTACCAGATCGCCGCCTTTTCGCAAGGCCATGTGCCAATCAAGCAGGAAGCACAACCTTCCGTTTGGTTGCCACTCGTGTGCTAATTTAATGATGTCCTCAAGGGACGCCCGTTAAGGGTTAACTTAAACAACGTAAAGTTCATGTCTATTAGACGGTTTGCCATTAATGTTGAAGGTACAGCAAAACTTCTTCTTTCCAACAACCGTTGCTCCGACCCACTAAGCGAAGCAGCCAAAATTAAAAAGCATTTCACCGGCAAACGAGTGAAAGCAGACAAAGATCACGCAAACCTTCGTATCATTGACTGGGTTTACTCAGGCTATTGGAGTGTAGGCGGCAAAGTCAACATTGATGACACCGAAAACTCTGTTTCGTTTGAAGGTTTTGAAAGGCTATATATGCCAGGTCAAAACTTTGAACGATGCCTTCGCAACGGCGCAACAGCCTTCAAACTTGGCAAAGAAGTTACACGCGCCTTGGTTGTTGAAAACAATCCTGAGATCCAGTTTGACGGACCCGATACCGCAGAGAAAATGCTTCAGGAAAACAAGTTCATCAACACAAGCCCCGTAGTCAGACAAAAGGTCACTAACTGGTGTACTCGCATTGAACTCCCTGAATGGGCCTGTAGTTTTGAAGTCACCGTTGATGACGACCGAATCAGCGTTGATGCGCTTGAGCGGATCGTAAAAGCAGCAGGCAGTTTTGAAGGCTTAGGCACTTGGCGTCCCAGGTATGGTCGCTTCTGTTCCGTACTTGAAGAGCTGCCAGCGTGATGAGCTGGGCATCCGAAAGGTGTAAGTCCCAGTACCGAGCTGAGCAATGCAAAGCTGAGCGCATCCGCACCACGCCTTGCTATCCCCTGTTATGTAGCGCCAATTCACGCTTAGCCATCGTCCGCTGGTCACGATTAAACCGGCATCCCTTAAAGCAAAGCTCCGCTCAGCCGCGTTTCGCCTTCTGTCGCCCCGCACAACAACGCATCGCTCCACCATCGTTCCAAGTTCACGATTAAAACTTGGCCTCAACTCTTTCTGCAGGCGCATGAGCCGGGAAAGGGAAACTGTTGCTTCGCTTTGCCCCGCTGCGCTGATCATTGCAGTCCACGACAACCCGTTATCCTGCCCCGCTCCACCATCGTTCTGGGTTCCGACCAAAACCCTGCTCAACTCCTTCTGCAGGCGCATGAGCCGAGAAGGGGAAATCCGTGCCTTGCATCGCGCCTTCATGCTTTGCGGTGCTTAGCCGCGCCCAGCGTCGTGACGCCTTGCCATCCTATGCCTCGTCTAACCCTCGTTCCAGGTTCACGATTAAAACCTGGCTCATCACCAGCAGCCCTTCGTGGTGAAGCTGGTGAACCGATGTGCTGCGCATTGCTGTGCTGCCAAGCGCCGCCGATCGACCCGCTACTGCTCGGAGCATTGCACCGCGAAGCTACGCCATCGTCCGTCCCAACGATTAATGGGACTCCTATTTTCTTTGGAGTAAATCCATGAATGAAGTCCAAAAACTTCAAACGATTGGCATCAACATCACAAGCATGAAAAAAGGCGACTCTTACAATCGCCAACAAGTTGAAGATGCGTTCTATGTTCTTGAACCTAATGTTCACGAAAAAATTGCATCTTACAACCGTGGAGAAAGACAAGACCCAATGTCTTTCGCTGTAAATAAGCTGAAAACTACAATTGAAAATGTTCGCAGAGAGTTGGGGTTACAACCTCTTGTCATGCGATCAGAAGATGGCGGGCTCAGAGTCTTGACTGATTCAGAAGCTGGCCCTTACTTAAACGCCCAAGCAAATGCAGGACTGCGTAAACACAAAAACAAAACCAGCCAACTGTTTACGCATATCGATTCGTCCCAGTTAAACGAAAAAGACCAAAAGCAACTGCAAGCCGATCAAAGCAGACACGCTTTTATCGCAGCAGCAGCCCAAGGAGCAAGAACGCAATCCTTACGAATGCAACGCAAGGGATTAAAGCTACCTGACTACAAACAAGACTAAAAAAGGGGCCTTTCGGCCCCCTTTCTTTTAGCTTTCGCTAAACGGATCGTCGCCTGTCACCATTCGGTTCAGGTCAAAGCCACCCTTCTGTACCTGTAGCCAAGCCTTTTCCATTTGCGTCTCGTTGTGCTCGTCCTCGTCGCGGGGAACGATCAACAGCTCATAACGCACCATGTCAGCTTTGATCTTGCTCAGCTCGAAATCCCAGTCCAGCAAGTTCTTGCTGTACTTCTTGTTCAAGCCATACTTTGCAAACTGACGTGCCAATGAAATGTGTGAAACTTCAAGGACTTGGACCCTATTCATGTCCCAGTTGTAAACAGGCCATGTCAAGCATTGCTGTGGCTTGCGAATAGCTGTCTTGTCATAATTCATCGACTGAACATATTCAGAGCCAAGCTCTAAATCAATCTCATCAGATGATGGCTGACCCATAAAACGGAATGGTTTCATGGAGCCTGATGCTTTGGCTTCTGCCCAGACAAGCCAGTATTCAAGCGGGTCTTGCTCTAAAAGTGCAAAGTTTGCTGGCCTACCTTGCTCTAGTTTTGTATATCCAAGGTAGTTATCTTTGGAAGAACTACCGTCATTCTCTTGTTCAAGAGATTGAATGAAGCCTGCGGAAAGTTTCACGAGAAAGTTGTCTTGTGGGTTGTCGCGCTAGCACTGCAATTGCAGTCAGAGCACAGCAGGTAACTCAGGCTGGCTTAGGCAACCAGCGGCCTGCTAACGCTCCAACAAACTACAAACAATCTTGCACCTTGTCAATATGGGCTAGGATAAAAAAACTCCCGACTAGCCCACGAACCAGGGGGCCAATCGGGAGAGTTAAATGATTGCCCTTCCATAGTACATGAACCTTCAAGAATTTGTTGCCCAGCTGCCTTCTGGCTTGGTCTACGCACCGATATATGCCAAAGGCGCTCCAATGGGCGCTGGCCAGCCCGCAACTGGCAAGAACCCTCTTAAGGCGAGCTACGACTCCAAGTTTGATCCGGCTGATGTAGCCCTTGCAATCAAGCGCAATCCAGACCTCAAAGCTGTTGGTGTCTTTACTGGCATTCGTGGGAATGGCATCGTCATCCTTGACGTTGATCGTCACCTCAGCAAGCACCTCAAAGTTTGGGGCTCATCCCTGGACGACGCTCCAATAATCAAATCAACCAAGCACGATGCAGCTAAGTACCTGTTTCATGTCCCAGAAGACCTCTGGAATCAGGTTGAAGGCCATGGGCTTACTGATGACTGCCCTGACTACGAGATCCTCTGGAACTCCAAGCGTCAAGGCGTCATCTTTGGTGCCTATCCAGGTGGCAAGAACTCAACTCCGGGTCACTACAGCTTTGAAGGCGATCTAAATAGCATTCCTGTTGCTCCAGACTGGTTGCTTGCAGAAATGAAGCAGCCGCCAAAAACAATCAACAAACGTGATCTTGATTTCACTGACCGCACTCAAGACGAAATCTTTGAGATCGTTCGTGATTGCCTAAACGTCATCCCCTGTAAAGGCGCTGGCTCCAGAGATCACTGGGTCAGGATTGGCATGGCAATCAACTCTGCTTTGCCCAATGAAATGGGCTTCATGCTTTGGTCAGCATGGTCAGCAGAGGATCCTGATTACGCCTCTGAATGGGAAGACTCCAACCCTTGTGCTGATGCCTGGAACACCTTTAAAGGCAATGGCATTGGCATTGGCACCTTAATTTTCTTGGCGGACAGGGAGGATCCAGAACGCCGTAGGTTTTCAGACGATCTGGCCAAAGTCGTCAAATCAGCAGAAGAAAAAGTAGTTCAGGAAACGCGCCAAGCAACTCTTGATTTCGATGAAGTCATCCGCCGCGCCAAACACATCCTTGATCTGGACAACCCAGCCGAGGTTAATTACAAGCTCAATACCCTTGCCCTGCAGGCTGGTTACAGAGATCAATCAGCCCTTGAGAAATTAATCGTCGATCAACTGTCGTACGAAAAAGCTCAAGACCTCATGACCGTTAAGGAGCTAATGAAGCTGGACGCTAAACGTGATTACTTGATCCCTGATGTCCTGCCTCATCCTTCTGTCGTCTTGATCTATGGCGCTGGTGGTGACGGTAAATCCATGTCTGCTTGGGCTCTTGCAAAACACATTGCAACTGGTCAACCCTTCTTGGTTCGTGGCAATCACGTTCCAGTCGAACAAGGCCCTGTCCTGCTGCTAAACGGTGATCAGCCTTTGGTTCAGCTCAAGGAACAACTGGAAGAGATGGACTTCCCTGTTACTGACCAGACCTTGATCCAGACCGATTGGCAGCTTCAACGCTATGCACAGTTCATCAAGCTCATGGAGAAGCACCGCCCCAAACTCGTTGTCATTGACTCGCTTATTGGCTGCTCTGGTGGTCGAGCCTTTGATGAGAACAAATCTGAATTTGCTCAGCCCTTGTATTGGCTCACCAAAAACAATGGTGATCTCTTCCCTGCAACCACAATCCTCATCGTTCATCACGCCAACAAGAACGGTGGCTTCAGGGGAACCTCAGCCATCCGTGATGCTGTTGACGAGACTTGGGCGTTACGCAAGCCAACCGACGAGGAGAAAGGCCGTGTAGGCGGTCATAGCCGTCTAATCACAATTGAAAAGTCACGCTCAGGCCGTATGGACACCCAACTCGTCATGCAAATGCAAGATGACCTGTCCTTCACCATCAGTGACTTCACGCCCGAAGTGGATGAAAACAACACATCACCAGCTTCCGTTGCTGATCGCGTCCTTCAGAAACTCAGAGTCGTTCACCCCGAATCACGCACTATCGAAGATCTGTTTTACGACCCACTAATCAACGGCAAAACAGCCGCTATCCGCAAATCGCTCCAACGATTGGAAAAACGAGGATTAGTAGTCTCAAACGCCTCAGATAAGTCCCGTTCCAAACAACAAGTCAATTCCTATAAAGCAATACTCGCGCGTGGAGAGGGTCAGAAAGTGTCCCAACCAGGGGTAAATGCTAGTGCTGGAACGGCATCTGAGGTGGGACACAAGGCTGGGACACCCCTGTTCTGTCCCAACCTTTCTGAGGGTTCTGTTGTAGTTGATATTGGAGCGGATGAGCTGGGACACATCTAACTGTCCCAACCCCCTGTCCCAACCTTCTTCCATTGCTATCACTAGCATTTGGGGCGGTTGGGACACCTACGGCATCTATACGCGCGAGAAGCCTTTCGATGAATTGGAGCGAAATCCTTAGCAAGGCTGGTGTTCCCGAGCCTCCGGGCTACCTTGAAACCGTTGCTTCGGTACGCTCCAAACCCAGAGTTAAATCGTCCAACAAATCCAAGAAATCCAAAAAGAAACCCGTAAAATCACGGAATGAAAAGAGTCGAAACCTACCTCCCCGAGGAAGTCGCCAAACGTCTTTCTGATCAAGCAGAAAGTGCTGGCATCAAGCGATCAGAATTAATTCGTGACCTGATCCTTAACTCTCAAACAAGCTTCAACATCACCCCAGATGACTACAACAGAGCTGTCGTTAGGATTCGCAAGCGTTGCGGTAGTTTGCTGGGGCGTCATCAAGCTGAAAGCCTTGTGGCATCAGTCTTTACAGAGTTCTCAGGAGCCAGCATTCGTGCAGCAAAAAATTAATCTCTACTACTGCCAGGTCGATGACGATGACGATCACTTCCCATTAGCCATCGCCCGATTCACCGCTTATGACGAGGACCACAAGCCTCTATCTGTAGAACAAGTAACTTACGAAAGTGACCCGAATTACTTTCAAGCTCAGGTCTCTGCTGCTCTTTCGTGTGGTGTTGACGTAAGTGTCATCACCGCTTCACCAATGGAAGATTTTGCTTGGATTAAACAACTATCGCAACAAGCTTGAAACTTAAAATCTTTCGCAATGACAGCACATGGATTGTGCTAACAGAGAATAATGAGATAACGTTCCATCAAACGCTTGCTGGAGCGATGGCTGATGCCTCTACCAAAATCAGGGCGTCAGCTGATGCTGGATCGTCTATATGCAGCAGTTAGATCAGCCGCGACTGCTGACATCCAACGAGCTGCAATGCTCCTAGAAGGAGCCAAAAAAATTAGGGCAGGCTCAAGCCGTCAACGATCTTCCGCTCGAAAAGCACAAGCCAATGCTTGGGAGAAAAAGGTTGACAACTCAGTAACATGGTAACATTACTGTACTATTGTGCCGTTTGATGGCAAGCAATCACGGCAAACGTGTTTACATCCAAGTTCTCCTAGACCCTAATCGTGGAGCGTTGTTCTTACTTGAAGCCGCAGAAAAAAGCATTAAGCCTTCATCCTTAATGCGTGAAATTATTTATGACCATATCGCCAGCGAAAACAACCTTGAAACGTACGAACGAGCCTTAATCCAGGACAAGCAAGAATGGCAGAACTCTGTAGAAGCAAGAATTGCTGGACGTGCCGCTAAACGACGTGAACGTGCTGGCCTCAAAGAAGAGCCCTAAACCTGTTCCAACCCAGCAATATGCCCAACAGCTTGTCTAAGCAACTTGCCCTGATGCCACTGTTGACGTGCCATCGCAACACAAAGCTGTGACAGCACATCAATATTCTCGCAGTCCTCAATCTCTCTAATACTGCGTTCGAGCGTCAACTCCTCTTCAAGACTTTGCTCAACGACCATCCATTCCATTGATGGATCGTAAGACTCGTTTTTCGGAAGCATAAGGTTCCTCCGTCTTGAACCGTATGTAATCACCTATAGCTGGAAATAACCAGTCCTGCACTGGCAAACACGCCTGCCAATTCACGGGTTGGACACAGTTCATCACGACTGTTGTCCAAAAAGCACTGATATATCCCCAGTTCATCGATCCACAAATACAGCCCAGCCGCTTGCTTCTCCTTCTATTGACCAACGCTGGTAAAAGGCAGGACGCGACATCCTGATCAACTCACCAGATTTTGTGGTGTCATGACCGCCATGATCCATATCTGGCTTACCCATCGGATCCATGGCAATGAAATCGTCTTTGTCGTAGCCAATGATTACGCTCCAATGGCCACAGCCCTCGCTATCGCATACTGCTGGATTGCCTTTGGTTAAATCACCTTTATGCAGCCAGCCAACCATGATTGGCCTGCCAGCATCAATCTCAATCTCAATGTCCTCAACCCTCGCATCCCTGCGAAACTCAGCGTCCAGGCCAAGTGATCTCAACGCAGAAACTTGAGCGTGAACTGCTGTTGTATCACCAAACTTTCGGCGTACATGCCGATAAGCGTCTTGGCTTCTTATCCCATGGTGGAACGCTACAACCATTGCAGCTGCTGCATCAAAGCATTCCCTATAGCCATAGCCAGTAAGGCTATCCATTTGGTTGTAATACGGAACGCCATAAACCTCTTGGTGAATGCCGCTGGTCTTCCACATCTCAAACCATTCAGCCTCATCACTTAGGAGGTCTTGATCAATAGATTTTTCCAGCTCTGCAATCGCAGCTAGCTGGTGAGGGTCGCCTTTTTTAAAGAACTGAAAGAACGGGAGGAGTGATAAGCCCACAACGATTACGACCCAAACCCACATTTACTTTTCAACGCGACCATCCGGGAACAGTAAGTCCTGCACATACTTACAGGCCACATCGTCCAATTGGTTGTCCGTTTGCTCGCTGATTTTGATCAGACAATCCAACAGCAACTGTTTTACGGCTTTTGATTTGATGAAGCTAAACAGAATTGGCTTTAGAAGTAAAACCATGACAGCACTGTGTGTGCCGGAAGTCTAAGTCCGATTTGCGTGGCCTTCCAGTCGTGCAACATTCTGCTCTAAGTCTGAGATTCGAGCGAATAACTCCTGATCCCTTACACGCAGGTCGGCATGGAGCACATCCATTCTTGACGCTAAATTATCGACAGCTGAGGTCAGACGCACCAACGAATCCCTTCCATGCTGGTTATCGCGGTTGGCACCTTTGATACCAGAAGCTGCCACGCCTATTGACGCACCAGCAACAGCAGCCCAGATTTCAACCACCATTCGACCTCTAGCGTGAACTCATCATGGCAGAAGAACAGGCAAAGCAAGAGCAAGAAAACGACAACTCACGTTTAGGAGATGTCATCAAAGTTGTGTTGCTTAGTTGGGCAATGGCAATCCTGACGGCAAACTACCTTGGCGTCTTCAAGCAATCGCTTGATCCCACCTATCCAGCTTCCATCCTTTCTGGTACGGCTGCATCCTTTGGCTTAGCTGTTGGTGGCAACAAAAAAGCAAAAAAAGAAGAGCCTACAATTAAGGAACAGACCTCTACTTCCAAACCCAAATGAGACGTTTTCTCTTTGTATCGTGCCTAACATTTTTTGCGATAAGTCCTGCTTCGGCAGACATTACGCACGCTATTAAATCTTCAATCTCTCTGACTGTTGATGGTGCGGGATCAATCTCAACGCGTTTGCCGTCTTCAATGGCGGTATCTGGCTCTAACGTCACTCTGGGTACTCCTCCTACTTTGGGGACACTCACTTCCGGCACTGCTCTTGGGTACACTCCTGGCGCTTACAGTATTACTACTGCTGGTGACAGCTTTTCGTATTCAGAGTCATACATAGAAGGCGATGACGTTCCAACCGTCCTTTCAACAACTGTTACTGCTGGTGTAGTGCCTGCTATGCCAATCTTTTCTAGCAACACCACAACCTCTGGCGGTGTAGCTGGCACTTTGGCTGGAACGATTGCAACAGATGGCGCAATGGCGATTACTGCTGGCGGCGCAGGGACAACTGCAATTGGTCAAGTCATTCAAGAGTTAACTATTCGATGAAAATCTTGCTGCTGTTGCTTTTAGCTGCCCCAGCTGCAGCAATCCCCGTAGTGCCAAATTTTCAGCAAGGTGTTTTGTCTTCCACGACACGCACCAAAACAAAAGTGACTGAAGTAATCAATTCATACGAGTACAGAACAGGTTATGAGTACAGCGCAAGCGGAACTAATATTGCCCCAATTGGTGGCAGCATTGCCCCAGCTAGTCTGACCACAACAACAAACACTCTCAATGGTGTTTCTAGTCGTTGGACTGGTCTTGACCCTGCTAGCAAACCTACTTGGAACATCGTCAACCAAGGTGCATCATTTCAGTTCGTCGAAACGCTTCAAGGGCCAGGGCTCACAAACCACACCCTGATTAACAGAGAAACAGACATTGAATCTTTAACCGAGACGACAAGCACCTTTAGCCAATGAAGCGAGTTGTCGCAACGCTTTTGCTGCTAACCGCTCCAGCACAAGCACAGGTCTCAAGCACTGCCGCTCCAGTAGCAAACAGCTCAGGCTCAGTTACCAACCAAGCTGTTCAGGTCGTGCCAGCAAGACAGTTCACTAATACTTACGGCGGTGGGATTAGCTGCCAAGGTGCAACGCTAAGCATCAACCCTTTTATCAGTACAACAACAGGCTGGGCACAACCGTACGAAAGTCACTACAACGAACCTGTATATGACACGATCGATGTTGTTGGCGCGTTTGACCCAGAAGGCAATTCAATCCCAGATGGCAGGCCAGATAATCCAGGCGATATTCTTTTTTACAAGCCAATTAGGACAGGGCAGAAAACCAACTTATCGATTAACGGCGGCATCACTGCCACAATTTCGATACCGCTGGATCGTCATCACGTACGAACTTGTCGAAAAGCCGCCGAAAAACAGGTGGCACTTCTAGACGCAACACTTGCAGACAAAAGGCTGAACTACGAAATCGCAAGGCTTAAAAATTGCGCTGGCTTAATGAAAGAAGGCATCATGTTTCATCCCAAAAGCCCTTATGCGTCAATCTGCGCTGATGTTGTCCTGACCAGTCCGCCAGGTGTTCTGCCGCCCCACATACATTCAATCCCTACTTCTTTAAAGACCGCTGAAACTTCCGGCGTTGCCAAGCCGACTCAACAACAACCTTCTTCCCCAGCTTCTCCTTAATTTTCTTGATCGTCTTTTTGACAAGAGGCTTGATCACCTTCAGCAAAATATCGCCTAACGGTTTTGCGAAGATAGCTGCTGTTGTTGCCACTGCCGCAATCGTTGCAGTCGTGACCACAACAGGTGTGCCAGGTAAGTGGTTGCCGAGAATCGCTGGTATGTCCAATGGGTCGAGCTGTGCTTTGCATTCTCCATTAATCCGCTCATAGCCGGTGATCACAGCAGTCTGAAGCTTATTTTTAGCGCCAATAGGTATTGCGTCCGGTGGCGGACATGGCAACTCCGTGTCTACATTTGGAACGCCAGCAAGTTGGGAGGCTGCTGGTGAAGGGGACTTGGCCGGTTGCTTCGACTCAGCCGGTTTTTCTTTTGGTGCTTCAACAGCTGGTGGCTTAGCTGGCCCATAAGTCAACGTGCCAGGCGTAAAATCCAGCGCGTCATAACTGGGCATCGTCCCATCACAAACAACAAAGTTCCCTTTTGGATCATTGGTGTAAGCGTCTGCGTTGCCGGGCTGTGTATTCCTGGTCTCAACGCAACCCGGAATATCTGCAACCGGAAAACCCAGCATTAACGTAATTGGTAGCTCCTGCGGAATACTTTGCGGTGGGACGCCTCTCCAGGCTGGTATTTCTGGAACGTAAACACGCCCCACACCAATGGACCCAACACCAACTTCCGGAATTTCAGCCATGGCCACAAATCAAAAGGCCAAGCAACGTTCTAAGCCTGAAGATCATCATGATGCAGAACTTTTAGATGCCCTTCATGCAAGCGGTCAAGGAGCATCCGTTCCAAATACGCTTAAAAAGGTGCCGTTAAACCGTTCTTGATTACAGGGCCTGTTGCTGATGGCAACTCAGGCATCACGTCATCGAGCTTGGCTGGCACCATCTGAGTTATCACTTTCGTTAGCTCAAGCTTTAGCTCACTCATGTAATACTTTGTCAGCGATGGGATGCGCGTGTAAAGAACTAACGACCCAACAACCATCGTTCCAGACATTACAAAACCCAGAACGCCAAGCAGGTTAAAAACCTTTTGCATGATCAGGCTCCAAAGAAAAACCTCCCTTGCTGTGTGAGACCAAGGGAGGTGCAGTTGCTCTTCCGGCTAAATGCTAGCTCAGAACGAATACTTGAGGCCAAGCTTGGAACCCCAGCTAAATTCGTCGCCAGTTACGCCGCTGAGTTCTCCGTAAACGGAAACGCTTTCAGCAACCTGAACTGCACCACCGAATTTACCGGCAAACTCAACTTCGTTCTCTGAACCGTTTGGCATCAGGATGGCAGGACCACCTTGCACAAACCAGGAATAAGCGCCTTGGCCGCCTTCGTAGCCAACGTCAAGATTCAGTGCACCACCCAAGTAATCGTCGCCAACAGTTGCACCGTTAAATTCTGGATTCAGGTAAGGGCCAGCGAGGGCAGACGCTGGTGCCAATGCAACTGCCGTAGCGGCTGCACCAAGAACAAGAGACTTGATCATTTTTAGAAAGGGTTGAGTTTCCTTGAACCAGATTAACTGGCCTAGTCAATGGACGGTTTTGAATGTGTTCCTCAGTTGTCGTCACTACCAGGGAACGTTGAGAAATGACGCTTATGTAATCCGGTGTAAAGACCACGCTTTGGATGATCCGCTTTGTCGCGGCCTTCAAGCTTGTAAAGCATGTCGAGCCAGACAATACGATTATTCATCGCAACTAAATCCTCTGCCCCTGGCTTGCAGGGGATCATTGGGTCAGGTCTTTGCATCATGAAGGCTTAGTTGGCCAAGTCATCGTATGTGGAAAGCCATCCGCTGACGGCAAATCGCGTAACGCTTGCCTGTACGTTTTCATCGCGGCTGGAATGTTCGTTCCCGTCTCTTTTGCCATAACAACAACCCAGTCGGTCTCAGCAATAAGCCTGTCACGCTCAGCACGAACTTCAGCTTGTTTAAGTGTTGTGCGCTGTGCAATTTCGTCAGAACTAGCCGCAGTTACTGACCAAGTTTGCAACCATTGGTTATTACTCAGTATTGGGTTGGTCTGATTAAGGTCTTGTGTTGCAGCATTGAAGGTTGGCGGATCTTGTGCAACAACAGGAAACACGTTCCATTGGGCCAAAAGCTCATCTGAAGGATTACGTGGAAAACTTGTGCTTGGGTTGTCGCGTCTCAGATTGCCGATTGAGTAAGGAAAAGTCTCGACGGTCTGATTGGGAGCAAAAACGTACATGGTTTTTTTAAAAAGTTTAGAGGGCTACCTTGCGGAAAGCACGAACACGCATGGCTGAGAACGACTGACTTTGCTTGAAGTAGCTGCCTTGGCGGCCATCGCTGAAGAAGATATAGGTCGCATGGGTAGAAGCCACTTCGACAGACGACCAGTGGACATCGTCAACAAACGCCTCAGAACTGCCTGACTGAAATAAACTAACAGAGGTTTGCGCTGGACTGCCAGAAGTATAATTAGCAGTGCGCTTTGGCACAGAGTAATCATTAATTCCCCAAGAGACGTTATTGTGATTTGTCGTTGGTTTTAAATTATAGTAAGCAATATCTAATTCATAGTTTGCAGGAAGATACCAATCGCTATAACCGCCAATGGTAAGCCCTGTGCAGAAATCAGCAGCAGGCGAACCAGTCATCAAAGCTGTATTAGCAGCCCCGTCGTAAGGACTTGTCGCGTTTGTTGTGCTATCTGAAGTTGACCATTTTTTCATGGTCGTCAGCGTGTAACCCGTTCCAGTAGCTCCTGTAGCGGCAGGTGCCACAACTAATGCATGAGTTGCTACACCGTTAGCGGTATGACTAATCGCTCCTGCGTAGTATCCACCTTCATACGCAGCACCGATTTCAGGCAATGTAATACCAGCACCAGACGCACCAGCAAGAATGTTGTTACTAATAATGCTCATGCGTAATACAAAGTGATAACGCCATGAATTGAAGTTGTAGTTCGAACAATATAATCCAAACGATCTACATATCCAGCATCACTGCTTATGTCTGGAGGGCTGCCCCCAGCCCAGTCAAAATAACTCCCCCATGTAATGGTGCGTGATCCAGTGCCGTCTTGTATTAAGAAAATTGATCCAGATTGACCAACTACAAGATTTGTTGGATTAGCAATCGTCAAGTTTTCGCCCAACGTCAACGTGAAATTATTGCTGGCTGCAAAATCGGGCGTTACCGTCGAGCCACTTGTCAGCGTTGTGATTTCACCGCGTTGACTAGCGGTAAAAGTCTGCGCGACATCAGTCTTTGCAGTGTCAGCATCAAACCCCTGAACAGTGCTGCCGATAGCAGTTGAATCCAGAACGTTGTCAACTGTGACCGTCTTGGTGCTGGTCGTTATCGAATCGACCTTTACCGTTCCAAACGCCATCGCTAGGCCAGCCGTAGGGCAATTACGCCAACTTTAACTGACCAGCCCCATCTGAGCACGTCCATCCTCAGAAAATTGATCCTTAATGGCTTCAAGCTCTTCTACTGTCGAAACAGTCGCTAAAAGGTCAGCATCAGCTTGTGACAAGTTAAAGCGCGTGGACGCCTGCCAAGAAGCACTGCTTTCGTCCCAACTATAAACCTGAGTAGCTGTATTCGCAGGCTTAGCTGTTGGGGCCTCCCATACTGCAGTTTCGTTATTTAAAATCCAGCTAGCAAACGGTTTGGCATAAATGAATGCGTCTAAAGTCTCTGAATACGTCATTCCCACGCCCGCAAATCTTTTACGTTGCGACCCATCCCGGAATGTCTCAACACATCGCTTGCCAAATACTGACTGATAATGCGCTTTAAGATCTTCAGAATTGCCGGAAGCAGTAACTACTTGCTCCACTAAATTTTCGGCTGAGATAATTGCGTAATACTTCATGCGAGACCAAATTCGATGTTTCCTGAGCCAGCAGTAATTGAGCTGACTTTGTCAGTTCCGTCTGTAGCGGTGGAAATTGTTAAGCCGCCACCTGGATTTGACAATGAATATGTATTTGGATAACGCAAAATTACAATGCCATCACCTCCAGCGTTTGAGCTATTTCCGCCTTCACCGCCGCCGCCAATAGAAGAACTGCCTGACCCTGTAGGCATGGCCGGGCTGGTGCTATCAGGATTCCCTCGCGCTGAACCTCCTGCGGCTCTTGTTACGCTACTTCCGGTGATAGATGATGATAACCCATTGCCTCCAGAGCCAGAGCCGCTAGAGCTGCCATGAAAACCAGTACTACCAGCGCCGCCACCACCACCACCGCGCACTTTGGTGGGGTTACACCAGCTACCGCCAAATGCATCACAAAGTCCTTGATGCGTATTAAAAGCGTAAGCACTACCTCCATGATGCCCTTGGAGAAGGGTGCCGTCGCCATAGGGCAACGTCGCAACGCCAAGAGGTCCATCATATCCACCACCGCCTCCTGAACCACCATCACCACCTCCACCAAGAGATGTCAAGGCGTCGTCTTCGTCACCACCACGGCCCCCGCCTATGGCGATCAAAGATATGCTTGCACCATCAGAGCCAAAACCGCTTAAAGAGCTGTTACTTCCGTTTGTAGCCTCCGCACCACCTGCTCCAACAGTCACCGCATAGCTAAGCCCTGTCCCCAACGAAAGTGTATTTAGGGAAGCAGAGTTTCTACCGCTAGCCTCTGACAAGTAAGAATTTAAATATCCTCCAGCACCACCACCTGATTCAGCGGTGTGACCGTAAGTCTGATTAGATCCATCATCACCGCCGCCACCACCACCTGCAATAATTAAGAAATCTGCAGCAACAGGCAAAGATTTATGTGACGGCCATATGTCATCAAAACGTCTGTTAAATATCTCATTAACTCTCCAAATCCCCCCAGCGGATATTTGGCTCGTAACGCTCCTTTTGCCAATAACACCACCATTTGACATTATGTAATCTCCAATGCACTAACTGTTACTTCAAGGTCATTTGCGGCAGAAGC